GATATGGTGATGGATGTGGTAAGTTAATGTATGATAGTTGGGGAGGTAAGTCAGCTCTAAGTTGGGCTGAGTCTAAAATCAACGCTATTGACAGAGAGAAAATGTCATCACAGAAGTTCCAAACTGATGATGAAAAACGTATTGTGGTTGGACCAGCTATGGTTCCTGACCTTAAAATATTCCGTAAGGATAAAAAGGGTAATCCATATTATGTTACATTCAAAGAAGACACAATCAAGATGATTGCTGACAAGTATATGAGGAACAAGTATATTGACAATAACGATACCGAACATAACGGTAGAGCCGCAGAAGATGTATATGTTTATGAAAGTTGGATTAAGGAAAGTCAGGAAGACAAATCAACCAAATATGGTTTTGGTGACTTACCAATTGGGACTTGGTTTGTTAGTATGAAGGTTCGTAACCCAATCGTATGGGAAAGAATAAAGAAGAAAGAATTAAACGGATTCTCGGTATCAGGATTCTTTGAAGAGATTGAACAGTTCAAGATGGAACAACAATTCTTAAAAGAACTTGCTGAGATATTAAAAGATTTATAGTCTAATAAATATAATTTATATTTCTATATATAAACCAATAAATAAAAAACAAATAAATACGTATGTCAAATCCAAAAAACGCTATTAGTCAAATTAAAAATTTGATGAAACAATATGGTTTCTTGAATGACGAACCTACTTTGCAATCTTTCAAATTAGAAGATAATACAATTGTTGAAACTTTAAAACTTAAAGCTGGTGAGAGAATTACCAAAGTTAATGACGAGTTTAACAGAGTAGCATTAGAGTCAGGTTCTTATCGTCTTGTAGAAAACTTTGAAATTGAAGTTAAAGAAGGTAAGATTATGTCAGTTAAAGAAATTTTTGTTGACGCAAAATTAGTAGACGGTACTGTTGTTAAGGTTGAAGGTGAAGAGGTAGTTGAAGGTGCAGCTGTTAAAGTTGTAACTGAAGACGCTGAACTTCCTGCACCAGACGGAGTACACGAATTAGAAGGTGGAATGAAAATTGAAACCAAAGACGGTGTTATCGTTAAGATTGAAGAAAAAACTGAAGCAGGTTACAGTTACAAAGAAAAAGATATGGAAGATGTTGAAGTTCCTGTCGAAGTACCAGCTGAAGTTGCTCCTGTTGCACAAGAAGTTGTGGAAGCAATTGTTGAAGCTTTAGTTCCATTAATGGATGAAGTGAAAGTTCTTGTTGAAGAAATGAAAAAGATGAAAGAAGGTATGAAAGAAATGAAAAATGACTTTAATGCTTTCAAGAAACAACCAGCAGGAAAGAAAATCTCTGACGGTAAAACAGATTTTAATAAAGAAGAAAAATTAGACTCAGTAGATGCAAGAATCGCTTCTATTATGAGTATGAGAAAAAAATAAAAAACATTTAAAAAAATAAGAAAATTATGAAAAATTATTCAAAACAAGATTTTGAGTACGTAGTAAGTTCAATTACTGGTTTTACAGACCAAACTTCTACTGAATTGATGATGAAAGCTTTAGTAGGTGGAACTACCGCTAAAGTATCTAATGTAAAATTAGGTATCAAAGGTACTCAACAAATTCAAATTTTAGACAGTACTCCAGCATTCCAAAAAGGTGCTTGTGGATGGTCTGCAAGTGGTACCACATCATTCTCTCAAATCTCTCTAACAGTATGTCCTGAGAGAATTAACGAATCACTTTGTCCTGATGCGTTATACAGCACTTATCAGTCATTACTTTTACAAAAAGGTGAGACTGAAGAATCAGTTCCGTTTGAATTACAAATTGCTGAATTGAAAGTAAAACAAATTCAACAAAGAATTGAACAAAAATTATGGCAAGCAACTACATCAGGTGGTGATTGCTTTAACGGTTTCAAATCATTAATCGTAACAGGTGCAACATCTGTAGCGGCTTCTGCATCAGGTACAACTTTCTCTCCAACTGCAGCTTACGGTTCAAATGGTAACCCAATCACTGAAGTAGATAAGTTAATCTCTGCTTTAGATGATAATGCACAAGCTATGGAAGACTTAGTAGTGTTTATGTCTTACGCTAACTACAGATTGTATGTACAAGCGTTAACTAAAGCTAACTTCTTCCAAAACTACATCGGTTCTTCAACTCAAATTGGTGGTGAAGCAAACGCTTTCGCGGTACATCCAAACTCAACAGTTAAAGTTTATCCTACATTAGGATTGAACGGTTCTGGTAAAGTTGTAATCGGACCAGCTCAGTATTTCGTAGTAGGTTTCGATGCTCTAAGCGACCACGAAAAATTAGATATGTGGTGGTCTCGTGATAACGATGAAATTCGTATCAGAGGTAACTACAACTACGGTGCAGCTTTAGTTACATTCAGTGGAGTTAACTACTTCGCAACAAACAACATCGCTTAATTAACGATATAGAAACAGGGAGGTGAAAGTCCTCCCAAATTTTAAAATAAATAAACAAAACAATTAATATAAAATAATATGAGTTGCTATATATCAGAAGGAATTTCTTTAAATCAGTGTTCAGATTCTATAGGTGGTATCCAAAAGATTTATATCGCTGGTGGTACAGGTACAACAGTGGGTGGTGTGACAGGTTTCACATATACCGCTGATGACAGTATCTCAGGTGCTACTAGTGCTACTGGTACAATCTTCTACGGATTTGAATTAAAAAGAGGAACCTCCCAACTTACTCAGAACATCCAAAAGTCATTTGAGAACGGAACCGTTTTCTATGAACAATTATTGGAGGCGGTAATGTATAAATACGATGCTTCAAAAAGAGCTATCATCGAAAACTTAGCACAAAAAGATAACTTACAAGTTATTGCAATTGACCAAAACGATACCGCGGTAATGTTAGGTCAAGTGAGAGGTATGTATGTATCTGCAGGTGCTTTAACTTCAGGTTTGGCGTTAGGTGACCGCAACGGCGTGAGTTGGACAATGACGGGCCAAGAGCCAGTTCCTGCTAGAGTTATTGATGGTACAGGTTCTACAGTTCTTGCACAATTGCAATCTGTTTTCTCAGGTGCTACATTCGTTGGATAAACTATCTTGATGATTTATTCATCAACTATCTATATATCCTACTAAAAGAGGGTCTTCGGACCCTTTTTTTTGTTTTATACCGATTCACTTTTACTTTTTTTATATTTACTATATATAGACAATAATATGCTTATACTAAATAAAGGACAGCAAAACGAATTAGTGTTAAACATTAACAATAATTCAAGAACAGATTTTACAGGTTATACTTTAACATTCACACACGTGGTTTCACAGGAAACCAAATCATATGTTATTAGTACATCAAATCCATTACTCTACGCAGAGAATGACAGGTATTGTGAAATTATATTGAACTTACAAAACTCAGGACAAGACTTAAATTATCTCGGTCAATATCAATTATATATTTATGGTAATGGAACCAATTTGGTTTATACAGGAATGGCACAATTAAATGGTTCAGAAGAATCAACACCATTCACTGAATATATTTCACCAAATGAAGATAATGAGAACTTTATATACATACAAGATTAATTATGAGCGAAGAAAAACAAAAATATCAATTAAGTAGGTCTAATTTTAGACAAGAACCAATCTTACCACGTTTCTCTGAATTATTTCAAAGAGTACCTTGGGTATATTATGGTGAAAATAACTTGATGCCACAATATCTAATTACAAGATATAACAATAGTGCTATCCATAAGTCAATTGTAACAAGTAAGGTAAATCAGATTATGGGTGATGGGGTTGTTTCATTAAATAATCCTATGGCCAGTATAAACCTTATCAATAAAAAAGAGAACGTTGAAGAGGTTATGAAGAAATGTGCGTTGGACCTTGTTCTATTTGGTGGATATGCGTTGAATGTAATTTGGTCAAGAGATAGAGAAACAATTGCTGAGATTTATCATTTAGACTTTAGTAGAGTTAGAGTAGGTAAAATTAACCCTGAAACAGATGAAATTGAAAAATACTATTATTCGGCTGATTGGTCAAACATTAAAAAGTTCCCTGTTGAAGAATATGATACATTTAATCAAGAAGATGGTGAACCATCTCAAGTCGTTTACTACAAACAATATCAACCAAGCAATAGCTATTATCCTAATCCAGATTATTCTGGTGCTTTGGCTGCTATTGAAATTGATGTAAACATTAAGGAGTTTCACAGTAACAATTTAAAGAATGGTATGTTACCATCACTTTGGATAGACTTTGTGAATGGTATCCCTGATGAAGAAAATCAAAGAATTATGACAAGAGCGTTGGAAGAACAATATTCTTCAGTTAATAACGCTGGTCGTCCAATTATATCTTTCAACGAAAGTCCTGAACTTTCACCAAGAATTACACAAATCCCTGCAAGTTCAAACGATGGTTATTATCAAGCAATCTACGATGACATTATTAGAACCATTTTAAGTGGTCACAGAATATCTTCAGGTGAGTTGTTTGGTATTAGTACTTCAGGTAAATTAGGTACTCGTAATGAGATTGTAGACCACTCAGAATATATTCGTAAGATGGTTATTATGCCGTATCAACACGAACTATTACCAACATTTAATAAATTGGTAAGTCTTAAAACACAAACTCCAACCACATTTGAAATTAAACCATTATCAATCTATGAAGTTGGTGATGTGGTTGAACAACCAATAGTTGAGAATAAACCAGAACAACCAACACAAATATAACATTATGGGTGTATTATTAATATCAGAAACTAAACTAAAACAATTTACAAATATCAATAAGAATGTTGATATGGACGTTTTACGTGCTGAGGTACAAATAACTCAGGATACAGAATTGCAACCATTATTGGGTACTAAATTTTATCAACATTTATTGGACCAAGTATCTTCTACAGGTAATACGTTTAATTCTGATGAACTTACTTTGGTGAACGACTATATCGCACCATATTTGATACAGGCAAGTTATTTCAGAGCTATCCCTCATCTACACTACAGAACGATGAACCGCTCAATAATTGAAGGGCAGACTGAGGGAGGTTCACCTGTAGATTTGGAAACTATGAAGTATCTTCGTTCAATCCAAAAACAAACTGCGGACTTTTATAAGATGAGATTACAAGATTGGTTAATCACAGGACGTGGACAAAACTTATATCCACAATATCTTCAAACAAGTACAATAGATGGCTTAATTCCCGACAAATCGGCTAAATACAATAATCCAATCGTTTTAAATCATACCAGTCGTTACGGATACGCTTATAGAGGACACGGAGGAAATGGTATGATGGGTAACTTACCATCTTATTCAGAGATACAAAGTTCTAACCCTGATTGTTACGATTGCTACTAACCCAAGAAAATGAGCACAGAAATATTATTACTTATATCAAACGCACTAACAGGTATCGCAGGTTTCTTTGTCGGTAAAAGACGTAGTGACGCTGAGACGGACAATCAAGTTCTTCGTAACCTTGAATTATCTATTAGTTTGTATAAGAACATTATAGACGATTTAAAAGAGGAAATACACAGTTTAAATTTAAAAATACAAGACCTTGAAAAGAAGGTTGAGGAATTATATAAAGAGAACAGACATTTAAAACAAAAAGGATTATGATATTGGAATTACCTAGACCTACAGCACAAGAACTTGCACCCTTTAATAAGAATCTTTATTACGAAAGAATGTTGAATATTGATTATACAAAGAAGTATAAGATGACACAATCTGAGTTTTTAAATTGGATACATCATAACTATTCAAGTGTATTGTTGGAAGGTAAATCAATAAATTCACAACAACTTAAAAAATTAGGATAATGAAAACAAATGAAAGATTTAATTTAATCAGAAAAATAAAATTGAACTTGTCTGACGTTAAACCCAACAAAGAGAAGTATGAAGATGAGGGATTAGAAGGTGCTTGTTGGGAAGGTTACGAACCATACGGTACAAAGATTAGTGAAGATGGTAGAGAGGT